TGGCGCCGATCCGGATCCAGGCAATAAAAAAAGAGTCGAGATCGAGGAGGTTGTGACCGTTGTTCAATATGATTGAGACATCCTCGAGAATAGAGAAGGCGATCGTCGGAAATCTTTTCAACGACCTTCAGACAGATCCGGCGCTTGTAGATCCGAACACCTTCAAGTTTGACGAGCTCAAGGAGCTCTTAAAGATAGTGGTTGAGTCCAGGGAACAGGGCGATCCAATCGGATACATTTTTCTGAAGCACGAAGAAAGCGGCCGGAGGCTCGATCTGTTTGAAGAATGCACGGCGCTGGGAGCGTCGCGGCCGAGTTTCGAGACAAACCTGAGGATCCACCGCAAAACAGCTGCAGCTATAAAGCTTCAGGAAGCCTGCGGGAAAATTTCTCAAATGTCGGTGACAGATATAGAAAAATCCCTGGGCAAACTAAAAGCGACGATCGATAAAATTGAGTCCGATACGATAGACGAGCTCAAGACCATCGACCCCGCAAATATAAAGCTGATCACCGAGGACACAGACCAGCGGTTTTATATCCCGACAGGATTTGACGCCATTGACGATGCTCTGAACGATCTGGGGCCGGGGCAAGTTACTTTGATCGCCGGGCGCAGCCATGAAGGCAAGAGTACATTTACCAGGCAGATTATTGCGAACGCCATAGAAAAGCGCCGCAGCGTCCTCTGGGTCGTTGGGGAGAGTACGCTCGAAGCTGAGCTTCAAAACCTGTATGAAATCGTGATCGGCAGAAACGAACAGTATTACCAGCTGGTGAAGGTCAATAAAGTCTATATGAAGCAGCCGAATCCGGAAACCCGCGCCGCTCTGAACAGATGGCACAAAGGCATGCTCTGGATGCTCAGCAAATCAGAAGCGAGGCTCAAAAGCACCGACGAACTGCTTAACACAATCAAGCGCGAAATGAGGATAAGAAAGCCGCAGCTTATCGTTGTAGACAACCTCATGTCGGTCTTAAACGCAACCGCGCTTGAAAAAAACGAGGCTCAAAGCACATTTATGCAGACTCTTTGCGATGTAGCCAGGCTGTCCGGATGCCATGTGATATTGGTGCTCCATCCCAACAAGCTTTACCGAAAAGGCGAGCGCATGTCTTATGAGCACATCAGCGGATCAAGCGACCTGGTCAATAAATGTGATAACCTCCTGGTCGTCAGAAAGGCGTCGGAAGAGGACGCGGAAAAAGGCATTGACGGGCATGTGGACATCGAGAAAAACAGGCACCGCGGGAAGCTTCTGAGCATAAAGACCAAGTATGACATTCACACCAAAGGCCTGGCAGAGATCGCCGGGAACAAAGCAAAAATAAAAACCTTCGATATATCGAGATATTTTGATCTCAACTTGAAGTTCTGGAATGGAACAACCCAGACCGTAGAACAGGGAAAAGGGTACCGGCCAGAGCCGAAACAACAAAAGGAGTGAATGCCTTGAACGAAAAAAAGTTCATACCACTCATAGCAGCCAACCAGGACAACAGCGAAAAACGCTACCAAAACGCTTTGGCCACCGCGGAGAGTCTTGGTAGGTGCGGATACATCGACAGTTTGATATGGCTTGATGAAAACCTTTCAAACGATCAAATAGAAGTTGTGAATTCAGTGCTCGTATATGTTGCTTTAGGTATGTTTGATGAACCCAAATAAAAGGAGTGGCGAACATGGAAGAAAACAACAATCCGAAAAAATCGGACATCTCTATATCAATTTACAAAGCTTTGTCCGAGGAAAAAATAGATGCGATGAAGCTGGTTGACGGTTATACGCAGCTGAGAAACAAAAAGAAGTTCAAAGAAAACTATCCGAATCTAGTCCACAAAATAGATCGCCTTATAGAACTTAAAAACTGTGAGGTCGCACTTTTGATTTCAATTTGCAGCGGGTTAGGCTTTGAAGCAAAAAAAGAGATCGAAGATGTAAACTACAACCGCCTAAGATACATGGAAGAAAAAGTCGAATTAATGACCGCGGACATGCACCGCTTAGAAAACCTTGGACAGCTCGAGGAGGCAAAACGGAGAAAGAAGCAGATAGAGAGAGAACTCAGCTATATTAGGTTCTACCGGAGAATATACGATATGGAGGAAGGTGAAGTGGATGCTGGATCGAGTGAGAACGCTTAATTCAAGCGAGCAAAAAAGAAAAGAGCAGCGCGACAAGGAACGCGAAGAAATAGAGCGCCAGCGAATGGAGAAACTGTCGGATGCTAAAGAAAGTACCCAGGACGAAAAAGAAGCCATAGAACAAATAGACGACCTAAGTTCAACTTAGGCAGCAAAGGGAGAGAAGAAAATGAAAAAATACGACTTTTTTAGAAATATGCCGGTCGAAGATCGTGATGAGCTATTGGTAAGCAGGGATGTCAAAGCGTTTATACTGCGAATTAAACTCCTTATAAAACAACAAAGACAAATAGTGGGCGAAGAACTTTCTATTCCGGATGTTTTACTGGGAGTGCTCAGAGATAATCTTCACAAATATTCGAAACTTATAGATAAGGTAAACCTCAAAAAAACAAGCGGCAAAGCGCGTCAAACGATAGTTGGAACCGTTCCCGAAGCGGTTTGGACTGAAGCTATAGGATTTATGAATGAATTGGAATTTAATTTTTCTAAAATAGAAGTTGATGGCTATAAAGTTGGGGGATATTTCCCGGTTTCAAATTCAATTATTGAAGATGTAGACCTGAATTTTCTAAACGAGGTCATGGATCTCATCAACCAGTCGCTTGGTATCGGCGTCGATAAAGCGATTTTATTCGGAACCGGCAACAAAATGCCTATGGGTATTGCTTCAAGGCTTGCTCAATCGTCGCAACCGTTTTTCTGGGGCGATGTTGCTCCGGCGTGGACTGATCTTCGCGCTACAAACATTTTGAAATTTGACCCGACTGTAATGACAAACGAAGCGTTCTTCGCCAACCTTGTTGCCTATTTGGGTGTTGCAAAATCCGAATACTCAAACGGTGAAAAATTCTGGGCAATGAACGAGAAAACTTGGAACGCAATCATAGCTAAGACACTTGCATTCAACGCTACAGGTGCTTTTATTGCCGCTTCAAGCAAGGTTATGCCGATTGTCGGGGGCGAGGTTGTCATCCTTGATTTCATCAGCGACTACGACATTATAGGTGGGTACGGCTCGGTTTATTTGCTCGCAGAACGCGCTGGCGCGAAACTTACAGCGAGTGGTCAGATTCAGCTCCTCAGTGATAATACAGTGTTTTTAGGATCTGCGCGCTATGATGGCCGCCCGGTCTTTGGCGAAGCATTTGTCGCAGTAAATATTGCAAACACCGCTCCGACAACTACGAAAACATTTGCAACAGATGAAGCCAACGCTGTAGAAGAACCGTATGCACTGCCTGTAGCTGGAGAGTATGTCGGCGAAGCAATAGTGAATCTCTACAACCTGACGCCGGGCGCAACGATTTATTACACCAGAAACGGCAGCACACCTACCACGAGCAGCGATAAATTCACTGGCCCTATTACCGTGAGCGAAACTGAGACGATTAAAGCGATCGCGTTCAAGAACAAAGTTTCTTCTACGGTCTTCAGTGCGACTTACACAATTTTATAGTTAATACCGCGCCGATCAGAGCGCGTATTATACCACTCGGGATTAACGACCCCGAGCCTCCTTAATTCGCCCAGGGCGGTTTTGAGTCCGCTCTGGGCTACAAAATAACGAAAATGTCATAACGAGACAACAACATTCTAAACAAACAATCAAAATCCGAAAAGCGTTATCTATACTCGCATTGGTGGCAATTTTGCGACAGTGACACATTTATACGATAAGACATCCTCGCAGACGCGAAGAAGGGGCGAAAAACATGGAGATTAAGAAAAGAGATGCAGGATTGGTATTCAACGAAATAAGGGCGCAGGAAGCAAACGACGCCATGATCATTGAAGGATACTTCGCAGTGTTCAATACACCAACCATGCTTTGGCGTGGATTTTACGAGAAGATCGCTTCAACGGCGTTCGATGAGACTTTAGGTAATGACATCAGAGCGCTGATCAACCACGATACAACCATGGTGCTCGGCAGGAGTACGGCAAGCACTCTGAAGCTTACGACCGACACAAGGGGCCTTTTTGGAAAGATCTATATTAACCCGAAAGACCATAACGCAGTGAGCCTTTATGAAAGGGTAAAGCGCGGTGATGTCAATCAGTGCAGCTTCGGGTTTAATATCATCGAGGAAGAGATGAGTTACATGGATGATGGAAGTTCTGTTCTTTCTACACTGAAGAAGGTAGACCTGCATGAAGTCAGTGTGTGTACATTCCCTGCATATGAGAACACATCAGTCCAGGCACGCTCATCCGATTTTAAGAATTTTAAGAGAGAACAATTTGAACAACTAACACCTGATCAAAGGTTTGAGATTGAGCTAAGGAAAGAAATGCTCAGAGATAAACTCAAAGCCGTTCAGAAACAAAACAGGAAGCATCGCGCTTAGCGCGTTACTTTACCAGGTCGGCTTATGTCTTGATAGGCTGGCCAACCTCCTTAGTTCGTGTGTCAGGACTTGTCACCCTGGCGCATCGTGATCGGCTTACCCCTCAAGCCGATCGCACCACCTTGAAGGCGGCAGCTGTCCTGGGCTGGGAGCAGCTGCCGCCAAACATAATAAATATACATTGCTGTATTAGATATTCATTCCGTGTTAAAGGGTATCCCCCCCCACCTTTGTGGTTCAACACATTCAATAGAGGACCGGAGGGGGTGACCTCGTGTGATAGTGCCGAATTTGAAAAACTTTTTTTGAAGGGGTGAAAACCAGCATGGCCAAACCCGCAACAAAAGATATGATCAAGCGTCAAACCATAAAAAGTATGAAGTCAATCGGAACCTACAGACCTGAATACAACACGATTATAGACATTTATGCCGGGTTGGTCAGTGAATACCATAGGGCGATCGAGGACTTTGAAAAAGATGGTCGAAGACATGAGGTTTTTACAGCTGCGGGCGGCACAAAAAAGAGCGGAATTGTGGCTACGCTTGAAAATTTGCGCAAGGACATCCTGGCATATTCAGATCGCTTGTGCCTGAATCCGAAAGCTCTCGAAAAGATTACGGTGGAGCAAGGCCAGAAGTCTCCATTTGCGCAGCTGATTGAAAGCATCGAAAAAGATCGCCTGTGATCCGCTTTGGAGGTGGCTGTCGTTGTCCAATCGTGTGATCCGAGAAGATTACAACGAAAAAAATTTAGAGTTATTCGAAAAGGTGAAAGAGGGCAACCAAAAAGCCGTGGAAGAAATGATCGTTCTCAATCGGCGCCTGGCGATGAAGATCGCAAATAAATATTATCGGGCCGCGACGCTTGAGTACAGACCCAGCATAGGCAAAGAAGATATTGAACAGCTTGCGCTCTGGGGGCTCTGGGAATCTATCGGAAAATGGAATCCGGAGAAAGGGCCTTTTTCCACGACTGTAGGCTGGGAGGTTTCCAGAAAGATCAGGGAAATTTTCAAAACCGGACTCACCGTATCTTTGCATACCCCGGCAATCAAAAACCAAGAAGACGGAGCAGAGCAGATCGACAGGATTCCGGATCTTGACGCCGCGGATCCGGAGCTCAGCGGATACTCTTCGGTGAGGTGCGATGAGTATTTCAAATTTATGTCCGAGCACGCCGATCCGGATCACATTAAGCAGCTGAAGGCATATGTCTACAACATTGATGCGATGCCTCTGAGGGGAGAAATTAAAAGCGCGCTGCTTTTATCAAATAGAAAACCAATCGTCAGGGGATTCCGTGAAAAATGGCTGGAAGATAGAATAAATTATTATCCGACGATAACATATGGCGGCGGCAGGACTTCCGGACACAACGACCCGACAGCGTCCGCGGCTATTAAAACCATAGAGATGGAAGAAAAGCTTGAGAAAAGACTCAGAAAGAAATTTTCGGAGCGCGGAGATTCCGATGAGGTAATTTGAGCTGACCTCATGGGTATCACTTTTCGTTACTCCTTTGCAATATAAACGGGTTCAGTTCGGCTCATTTTTGAGCTGATCTATTGGGCGCCTGCGAACGGCGATTGAAAGGAGGTGGTGGTCTGGGCGGATCTGGTTCTTATCCGAAGATGAATTTTTTTAAAAAAATTGTGTTCTCTGTTTGTTTGATCGACCTCATGTTCAAGTACAAAAGAAACGCTTTTAAATTCAGAAAGCGAGGTGAAATTAAGCTAGCTCAGTTTAGAGAAGAGTCCGAGGAAAAACTGAAGAATGAATTGAAATTGATTTGGAAGAGGTGAAATTCATGTCCGACAAAATAAAGGGTATAACCATTGAAATAGATGGCGATGTTAGGAAACTTAACGACTCCGTGAAGAAAGCGGCAAGTCAGTCTAAACAATTCGGGGACGAGCTGAGACAGGTTGAAAGGCTTTTGAAGTTCGATCCAAAGAATGTTGATTTGATTAAGCAAAAGCAGGAATTGCTAACCAAATCCATAGACCACACCAAGCAAATGCTGGAAGGGTACAAAAAAACGCTCAATGAAACCAACGCGGACATGGCCAACGGCGTAAAGGTTTCTCAGGAAGAGTATAGGAGACTGCAAAGGGAAATAGTCCTTACAGAGCAGAAATTACAAGGTCTTGAGTCTGCACAAAGCGATTTTAATTCAAAGTCGAAAAAAGCAGCTGACGCCATGAATGCTTTCGGACAAAAAACCGGCGATCTCGGAAGCAAACTGGCGCCGGTATCTGCCGGAGCTGCAGCGATCGTTGGCGGCATGTTCGCGGCAACTGAGAGCACAAGAGAATACAGGGAAGATCTGGCCAAGCTTGAAACGAACGCGAGCAAAGCCGGTGCGAGCCTCGAAGAAACAAAAGAGTCTCTTAAAAACTTAAATGCGGTTACCGGAGAAACAGACAGCAATGTCGAAGCTTTGTCAAATATGCTCGAAGCTGGATTTAAAGGCAATGAGATGCAGCAGGCGCTCGACGCTCTCTCCGGCGCGGTCATTAAATTTCCGGACACTCTCAAGATCGAAGGTCTCGCAGACGGCCTGCAGGAAACGCTCGCAACCGGTAAAGCTACAGGTTCTTTCGGTGAACTTCTTGAACGGATGGGCATGAGCCTTGACGGCTTCAACGAAGGATTAATGAAAGCTACGGAAAGCGGAAAAGAACAGGAATACATCCTCGAAACATTGGCTAAAACTGGTCTTTCTCAAGTCAGCGAAGAATATAAAAAGGCCAATTCAGCTATGATTGACACCTCCAACGCTCAGTTTGATGTAAATGACTCCATGGCCGATCTTGGAGACATAATGGAGCCGCTGGTAGCTGATGTTTTAACTGTACTTTCCAAGGTTTTAAAAGATATTGTGGATCTTATCAAAAGCCTTGATGAAGATACTTTAAAAACAATCGTAAGCGTGCTTGGGATGGTGGCAGTTATAGCGCCGCTTTTGATAGTAATGGGCCAGTTGGCTACAGGGATCGGAGCGATAATAAGCATCTTGCCAGCTTTAGGCGGCGTGCTCGCGTTTATAACCGGACCGTTTGGCATTGTCATTGCTATAGTTGCCGCGGTAATAGCCATTGGCGTGACGCTCTATAAAAATTGGGACACCATCAAAGAAAAAGCCGCTGCTTTGTACGAGAACATCAAGGAGAGTTTCGCCAAAACAAGGGACGCGATAATGGATCCGATCAACAAGGCAATTGATATGCTCAAGGACATCAATTTGTTTGAGGTCGGAAAAAACATCATTGGCGGACTGATCGATGGCGTCACCGATATGATTGGGAAGGTAAAAGATGCTATTGGCGACATAGCCGAAACAATTACCGGAGGCATAAAAAAAGCCCTAAAAATAGAGTCTCCGTCGAGGGTTATGCAAGGGCTTGGTGAGTACACGGGTGAAGGGTTGATTAGAGGTATCGAAAATACCCGGCGCACACTATCGAATGTTTCGAGCGGGATCGGTAATGTCGCGATTGCTGGCACCGGTAGCGGAATTGTTACTCACAAGTTTGAACCGTTGATGATAAAAGGCGTAAACGACAAAAACCAAATGGTTTCCGTGGTCAAGATAGTCCAGGACGAGCTTCGCAGAGAAGTAAGAAGACGATAAAAAGCCGGAACTGAAAAAAATCAGCGCCGGCAGCGGAGTAAAATTTGGAATTGGAAAAAGATTATGCTATCATTGCATCAGATCAAAAAAATAAATGACGCCCTCGAGTTACCAGCTCTTAGGCGTCGGCAAGGTTTCAAGGATTGAGCCCCACTGAAACCTCAAACGGCTATTTCCGTTTATGCTTATATTATACACCATTCGCGCAAAAATCAACACTATTTGCGCAAAATAATGGCGTTATGTAGCGTGAAGTGGGACTTTGCCGCCTTGAGATTAGGGGCGCAGAGTCCCTTTTTTATTTGCCCAAAACTTCATACCAGCAACGCCGCGGGAATGCCTGAAACCGCGTCAACAAGTAGATAGGGGCAGTGGGCCCGAGGCAGAAAACCCGCTCGTTATATGGCTAGTTACCTCGCTTGAGAGTGCCGTATACCGTCAAGGGGCTGACGACACCCCTAAAAATGTCATGCGGAGGATTTGCAGTGAGCCGACTCTTTCCAGCCTTGGGATGCAAACAAGGCGCTTCACGGAAAGTTTTATTATAAGCGGGGTCTATACAAAGCGTCCCAGGTCTAGCCGACGGGCATGAGTAGGAGTAAACGGGCCGATTTCCGGCCTTACTCTGCCGCGAACCCGATCAACCTCCGAGCATGATTGGTGAAGGGCCTAAAGTCAAGCGTTATCCGTACATAGTTTTAAAAAGAATCATTAAGAGATCGGGACAGAGCAAAAGACATAGCGGTCAGGTATCAAGAACAAAGCGGCAGAGCTCCGAGGGAAAAGACAAGTGGCATGGGCTCAAAGGAGAAGTCTGCCCAGGCGGATCCGCTCCGAGGGAAAAACAGGCCGGATTGCTCCCCTGGAAAGGTGAGCAAAATTAAGCACTTGGACTTTATCCCTTCTGGGGGAAAAAGATTCTGGCATATTTTACCCCCAAAAAGGGGTAAACCTTAATTGCACGCACTCAGCTCATTTTTGAGCCGAACTCCTTTTCTCAAGTTTAAGCAGGCCACTTATTACCCCGGAAGTTAAAAAGCTTCCTGGTATTGCTCGCCGACGAAGGTAAACAAAAACCCTGTGGCCACAGCTGATACTTTACGCCTTTCTGGGCGTAAACCCTGTACTTGAAGATAAACCCTGTTTGGTTCCGTATTTTGAGGATGAGGTACCTCGCGTTTCGTTAGGCACCTACAATGATCCGAAAAACCGCGGAGGTAAAACACTCAAGGAAAAAAATCCTTCAGCGGGTCTGCATTTAACGCACACCCTGCAATTTTGCGTCGGTTGATTACTGAGTTAACTGGGGGGCTAACATTTCGTTAGGTCGTTGATGACCTCGCGTTTTGCGACCCATAGATTCAATCTAGGGCGTGCGCACCAAGGAATAACGATTGCTCCATTTTTGGAGACATCTTTTAACCTCCTTAGTTTTAAGGGCGTCGCATTTCTCGACACGGCCGCCAGAGCGCACAGGATTGCGTAGGATGAAAGTAGCACCCAAACCCTGACCGAGTATAGGATAACTTTAAATAAAGCCAAAGCGGCTCACTTGGTGCGGCCGAATTTGCCAAGACATTGACTCCGGAGAGAGCGAGACTCCAGGAGTCTTTTCTATTTTGTTTTTCAAATAATTCCTTTCGCGATTCTTTTTCGTCGGCAGGCCGCCAGAGCTCGCAGCGCACTCCTGGTTAAAAGCAGAGTTTGGCCCGACATACAGGGCGCGCGCGTGGACGATCTCGCAGGCACAACCGCGCCGCGCGTCCATCCGGGAGCACTCAGGCGAATGACAAGCGCCGGGTGGGATGTCCGCGCTAAAATATGCAGACACCAGCGCCCAGGTTATGACGGATCCGGACAGGCGGTCGCTTAAATGATGGGTAAAAACCGGGTGCTGGAGTAGTCCAGGGATGGAAAAAGAGTGATTGGATTTTCAGAGTTTAGAGGGTACCGGGCTCCGATCGGTGGCACAGGGGCTGATCGTTTTAAGCTTGGGGGCTTCGATTTGATCCAGGTTGGGAACGAATTTTGAAGGAAGAGGGCATCGAAAGGTATATAAATGACCCTGTTTAGGCCGATATTCTGAGATTTTCTTAAATTTTCTCTCTAAAGACACGGGCGGTTTTCGAAATCGTTTGCTTGGTTAAAAATCGTTTGGCTGCAGGGCGATCCCCGCGGAGCCTGGATAAAATACGACCAAAACATATCTAAAATATATCTTAGACATATCCAAAGGTAAAACCGCGCGGAAATCTTGTATTTTTGCCTCTGAAACTGCATGACCCGCATAAAAAAACACGCTGTCGGAGCTGGACGGAGTTGTCGGGTTTAAGAGAATTTGCTTTAATGGGTTGAAGTGGCCGGGCTGGGCTCATTTTTGAGCTGAGTGGCAACTGGTCGTTAAATTTAGGTTTAGGGAATAGTTACTCTCCCCAAAAATGGGTTGAGTGAATTCGACAAAATTAGACATTTTTAGATGTTGCGTTTCTGCGCACAGGCGCATATAATAAAATTGAAAGGGGTGAATAAACAAATGGTAGACGATGCAAACAAAGCTAGCCTGAATCTCAGCATAGACAAAGACCTTATCAAGAGATTAAAAGTCTACGCTACGATTAACGACACCTCAGTAAGCGCCGTTATGACTGAGCTGGCAGAGAAGTTTCTGAATGATTCTGAGAAGGGTGATTCGGAAAATGTCGAGTAAGACTTATTCTCTGAAAGAAATGGCTCAGATCGTCGGGATCCCCGCCAGCACAGCTGCTTATTATCGGGATCAGCACCCTCACTTTTTTGAAAAAATAGCCACCGGCGGCCGACATCCCAGGTATTCGGATGAATCACTCGAGGCGCTGCGCTTAGTCGCTCAGATGGTGACAACAACAGAAAGCCATCAGGAAATTGATGAGGCTCTAAGTATTCATTTTACTAGATTGATTGAGGTGGATTTGACAACAACAGTACAACAACAACAGCACAACAACAGTAATTTTCCATCAATAATTAGCCCGGCTGAAGCTCTTTCTATTGTTGCTCAGTCGATGCAGCTCATGTCTGATCAAAAGATCGAGATCGAAGCGCTTAGGTCCGAGGTGAAGGAACTTCGAGAACTTATCAAGAGCAGCCAGTCAATAAATGATCACGAAGAGTATTCGGGTTCGGATCGAGCCCAGGAGAATCCACCGAAAAAGCGAGGATTCTGTCGCATGTTTGGAAAGGGGTAAGCACGATGAAAGAGAAAGATTTTCTAAAATGCACAGAATGCGGCAACGCTCTAACGCTTGTCACTGGATCGTACAGCGGCGCTGATTGGGAATGTGAAGCTGGTAAAGGCTCCGGATATGGCTATCATGTTTATTTAGACTGCGAGAGCTGCGGCCGGGTTTATCCTATCGTTCAGTATAAAAACGCCGGGGATGTCTCCGTGCCGATCAAGGAACAAAGAAGCTTTAAATATTAAAAACAAAAAAGCCGCCCGGGTGGCTAGACCCTGACGGCTATATCATTGCGAATCACCCACTTTGAGAGGAGAGCGATCCGAAATGAATCAAATGTCGAATATTGTCGAGTATACCACGAAAAAGCGCCACAATCACGAAAACTTGCGAACGGCTATGAAGTGGCACAAATTGAGCCATAAAGATCTTGGGGAAATAGCTGGCTTTAGCGCAAAAACATGCAGCAGAAGACTTTCCGGCCAAACTCCTTTCAAAATAAGCGAGATGATCAAAATATTAGACGGTCTAAAGCTCCGGAGTTACGATTTATATTTCCGTTCAGATTATAACGCGGAAGAGGTCGTTAGTTTTATACCCACAAAAGCGAATCTAAAAAGATATCAACCAGGAATGGGGATTACCGTTGAACTCAAAGAGCCTTGGGAAGTTAAAGATAGAGGTTGTGTGGCGATAGAAATAAACGGCGAAACATTTGCCGGGAGTTATGGATGCGGAGAAGGATGGGCAATCGTGTGGTTAAGCGACGATCGTTATTTTGCTTTTACCGCAAAGGACATACGCAGCGGAAAGATAAATTTTCTCGGAGAGGTTCGGTCGGTATATCAAGAATTTAATTAGGAAGACCGCCACATATTTGTGGAGATCTATTGCGAGGACTGCTAATTTTTCAGCAGTCCTCGCATAACGCCAAAGCAAGGGTGCGAATTAAATTCATGCCCATCTGGTTGACAAAACAGCCGAATTTGGTCGTTTTAGTTTCACCTAAGCGTTGTAAACCAAAAACTTTGCTTGTGAATTAAAAAAATATTAATAAATATTTATGAATAATAAACCGAATTTATAGCAAAAACATACATATTCGGTATGTGTTGTTTGTTTCTATGACAGTCTTACAGTGTCTTAGAAGATTTTATTTTGTTTATTTTGTTTCTTTGGTTTCATTGTGTTCGGTTCGCTGAACAAATATCAAAACCAATATTTAGTATATTTATAACGGATAATATCCACAACGCAACAACATGTGCTATCAGGCGTTACTTTCGCTGTTGATATTTTTTTTTGAATTGTGTTATCATATCATCAGAAAGTAAAAAAAAGTCCAAAAAAGTAGAGATGCCTCGGGCGGCAACCCAAAGCATCTCGGAACTACTTTTGAAGGACCGCGGCGCGCATCGCCGAGAATCCATCTCCTTTTACACTCTGAGTATATGCTTTTTGTTCGATTTTTTCAACCTTTGTTGGGTTATTTGCCGCTTTTTTAGGGTGTTTTGGGTTGAATTTCGGGCAAAATACATGCGTGTAGAATGTGGAACCCTCATGGCGTGCGGCTGTGAGGGTTTTTTGTTTTTCAAAAAACAAAAAAAGGGGGGTGAGACAAATTGGAGCTTCGAAAACAATTGAGGTTGGATGAAGCCGCGAATATCATCGGAATACCGATGCAGACAGCTTGGAAATGGGCCAGAGATGGAAAAATACCGGCTGTGAAGATTGGGAGAATTTATTTTGTGGATCCGGAAAGACTTCAAACGCTGCTCAAAAAAGGTGATGAATAAAAAAACCCGCCAGGGTCACATCCCGGCGGGGCGCATGAAGAATATCTCAACTTCAGGATAGCATACCGCAACACATTTTTCAATTCGAAGGCGGTGATAAATTGAATGGCCAGCCCGCAAACAGAAAATGGCTACACGGTTATAGCGAATGAGCTTCTGGAAGCTTTATATAAAACGAAGCTGAGCGGAATGAGAATGAGCATAATATTTTGTGTGATCCGCTCAACTTACGGATTTAACAGAAAAAGCCACTCGATGTCTTCTTCTTTCATAGCGAAAGCAATTGAAGGAAACCTAAGGCGTGTTCAGCAGGAAATTTCAGCTTTGATTGATATGGAAGTTATAAAAGTGTACAAAGAAGCTTCGTTTTCTTCCTCGAGGCAGATTGGAATCAATAAAAATTATGAACAATGGAAAACAGAAAAAACAGAGCCTACTACATTGCACACAGCGAGCGAAATTGCTCATGACACAGCGAGCGAAATTGCTCATGACACAGCGAGCGAAATTGCTCATGACACAGCGAGCGAAATTGCTCATGACACAGCGAGCGAAATTGCTCATCAAAAAAACCATTCTTTAAAACAAATAGAAAACAAGAGCAAAAAGGCAATTTTGCCAGAAATCTCAGAAGAGGCTGAGAGGCTTTACAAACTTTATCCGAGGAAAAAAGGAAAAGCCGACGCCATGAAGAGGCTGCCTAAACTGATCAGCGATCACGGTACCGAGAAGATTGAAAAAGCAATACTCAGATATGCAGCTGAAGTAAAGGGCAAAGACGAGCAGTACATCAAACACGCCAGTACATTCTTCAGTAAAGGCTATATGGATTACATCGACGATGGCGCCGATCCGGATCC